TGGAACATCGGGAAAAGATGGTTCAACTGGAAAAGATGGAACGTCTGGCACATCTGGAACTTCTGGAAGTAGTGGTAAAGATGGATTTGAAGGTTCATCTGGGTCTTCTGGCACATCTGGTTCTTCGGGAACGTCTGGAACATCAGGAACTTCTGGTTCATCTGGTTCAGATGGTAAAGATGGAACATCCGGGTCTTCTGGTTCAAGTGGATTGGCAGGTAAGGATGGAACTTCTGGTTCATCTGGCACATCGGGAACTTCTGGAAGTAGCGGAACGTCTGGCACATCTGGGAGTAGTGGTACATCAGGAAAAGATGGTACTGTTGGAACTTCTGGTTCATCGGGAACTTCTGGTAAAGATGGTACTGCTGGAACTTCTGGTTCATCGGGAACTTCTGGTTCATCGGGAACAAGCGGAAAATCCGGTTCATCGGGAACTTCTGGTTCATCGGGAAGTAGTGGTACTTCTGGTTTAAGTGGAAGTAGTGGTTCATCAGGTTCTTCTGGGTCATCAGGAACTTCTGGAAGTAGTGGTACATCAGGTTCGTCTGGCACATCAGGTTCGTCTGGTACAAGTGGCAGTAGTGGTTCATCCGGAACTTCTGGCTCATCTGGTACAAGCGGAAGTAGTGGAAGTAGCGGTTCTTCTGGATTATTAGCATTAACTGGTACAACTGATAATGGTGTAATCACATTAAACGGAACTGCACCAAATGCAACCGTTGAAGCAAATTTAAGATTTGATGGTACAACTCTTGCGGTAACTGGTAACGCTACAATTAGTGGTGACCTTACTGTAAGTGGTACTACAACATATATTAATACAACAACTCTTAATATAGGTGATAATATTATTACACTTAATGCAGATATTGGAGCATCAACTGCACCAACTGAAAACTCTGGTATAGAAGTTAAGAGAGGTAATGCAGCAACAAAACAATTTATTTGGGATGAAGGAAATGACAGATGGTCATTCGATGATAACGTAAACGTAAGTGGTAACGTAGTTCTTAGTGGTACAATTAATACGGGACAAGGTGCAACTGAAGTTTATTTAATGAATCAAAATGTTCAAACAACAGATGCAGTAACGTTCGCAACAGTTAATACTGGGCAAGGAGCTAATGAATTGTACGCAATGGACCAAAACGTAAGAACTACGGATGGTGTAACATTTGCTACTGTTAATACTGGACAAGGAGCTAATGAATTATACGCAATGGACCAGCCGGTTCGTTCTACTGATGGTGTAACATTCGCAACAGTTAATACTGGGCAAGGAGCTAATGAATTATATGCGATGGACCAAAACGTAAGAACTACGGATTCGGTTACTTTTGCAAATATAAACGTAGGAGGATTTAGTGTTGTAACGGGCGGTACAATTGAAAACTATACAGCAAATATCGATAATGGTTCGTTCTATAATATAACTGACCAAATGACAGATGCAGAAGTTAGAGCTCAATTGGGTACTACTTCAACGGTAATTACAAAAGTTAATGATAATACAGCACCAGCTGAAGGTTGTTTTAAAGTAACTGGATATTTTGGTTTTGATGATAGTAGAAGAATTAAAGTAGATGTTAATAGTGAATATATTTTTGAATGTTGGATTAAAGTAATTGATGGTGGTGATACCGACCAAAGATTATATTTGGGTTGGACAATGTACAATTCAGCAAACTCATCATTTGGAAATACACAAAGATATTGGGGTGCTGCTGGTGAAGAATTTGATACCAATAGCAGAAACGATGGACAGTGGTATAAAGTAAGTGGTATAATTCGTGGAGTAGGTGGAAGTTTGAATCAGTTTATATCTGGTACACAATACGCTAGTCCTGTTTTATTAATAAACTATGCATCTAACGTTGGTGTTGTTCATATTTGTGGATTAAAATTATATAAATCAGAACAAACTTATTCAAAGATACATTTACATTCTGGAACTAGATATGTGCATGGTACAACTGACCAAAGATACGCAATATTACAACCGGGTAGTTCTGATTCATTAAGAATATCAACTTCAACTGGATATGGTGATTTTGGTTCAATGAATAGTTCTTATTTCCATATGGAAACTGATAGAGCTATTTTCTATATGAACAAACGTTTGGAGGTTAATGGTGTAATTAATGTTTATGGTACTACTACTAGAATGGAATCTGGTGGAATGTATGCACCAATATTCTATGATACGGATGATACTACATATTATACAAATCCTGCAAATGGTGGATTCGTAATGAGAGGTGGTACATCTAATAGAGTAACATATACTACAAATGATAGTGGATTTAGAGTTCAAAACGCTGAAGGTAATGGTGTTAGTGATGTACGATTAGGAGCAGCTTGGGGTAGACCTGGTGTTTACTCATCTACATATTTATCATTGGGTTCGGATGGAACTTATATTGAATTTGTAACTGGAAATGGCCAAAGAGGATATATTGATAGTAGTTCAAACCTATTTGCATTTGGTTCATTACGTTCTCCTATATTCTATGATTATAATAATACCAATTACTATTCAGACCCTGCATCAACATCTGTATATAACGTTTTAAGATTTGGTACATCAACTAATAATGGTAGGTTCGATGGGGCTGGAACTTGGGGTGTACACTTTAGAACGGATTCTGGTTATATAAACTTTGGTCCTGCAAATACAAGTCATGCTCATATCTATACAGATAGACCAAACTTTTATTTAAATGCACCAATAACAATTAATGATGGAACTTATATCAATCAAAATGATATACGTTCAGCTATATTCTATGATAGAAACAATACCTCATATTATTTAGACCCAAATACAAGCGCAACTTCATTGAGAATAGCGGGTGGTATTGCTATGAATAATATAGTTGGTAGACCTGTGGCATATTGGGGAGCAACTGGTGCAACTGGAGCAGTTGTTATCAAATTTCCTGGTGGAACTGGTAACTATGGTATGATTCATGCTCATATTGACATTTATGAATATAATGGAAATGCAGCAGCAACCGTAATAGTTGGTGGACATAATTGGAATGGACAGTGGTATAACATAAATGCAGAAGTAGTTGGACAAACTGATAAACCTGTAAGAGTTGGTACTAAAGATGGCAGATATTGTATCGTAATTGGTAATGGTTCATCATCTTGGTCTTATGGACAAGTTGTTCTTCGTAAAATACAAAATGGTACATATTACGATGGTGTAATGAATGTGGGCGAAGGATATTCAGTAGCAATTGAATCAGATTCTTACTCATATATCTCTGGTGACCTTCGTAATTTAAGAACTCCATTATCATTCTATGCTGGTAGTAACATACAAGCAGGAAATGCTATGTATTCGCCAATTTATTATGATTCAAATAATAGTGGATATTACTTAGACCCTAACTCAACAACTGCATTAAGAACTGTTGGTTCTTGGAGAGCAGACTCATCTTCTTGGGATGGTGAATTTGCAGGTAAAATTCAATATCATAGTAGTAACTGGTATTTTCAATACGCAAGCTATTTTATTTTTAGAAATTCTGGTGGTAGTAATGTTGTAGAAGGTGATACATCTGGTAATTTATGGGCATATGGTTCAATGCGTTCACCTATATTTTATGATAATAACAACACGGGATACTACACAGACCCTGCTTCTTATTCTAACTTAAATGAAGGTAACTTTGCCGGTAGAATGTGGTATAGTAACTATTTGGTAAGTAGAAACAGTGGTGGTTTGATGGGTGATTACAACGTTAATGGTACATCATCAAAAGTAATTTGGACAATTGGTGAAAGTTGGCCATTAGGTAATATGTACGGATTGGGTTATGAGTATGGAAGTGGATATGACCATCACTTAGCATTAAGAAACAATGGTACAACTTATTCTCGTTTTGGATTTGCTGGTGGAGCATTTATAGGTGGCACTGTATCTATTGGAGGTGCTATGTACGCTCCAATTTACTATGATTCAAATGATGCTGGATACTATGGTGACTTTGCATCAACATCTCGTACAAACTATATTGTTGGTAATAGAATTAAATTAGTAAACAACGTAAACAATGAACCTCGTTGGGATTTCTCAGCATATGTAGTTGAAGCACAACATTGGTATGGTAACAACTCATCTATGACAATGTACATGGGTGAAAGTAATAATACTATACAAATACCTGGTAGTGGTGGTATTAGACCTAAGATAATGTATGATTACGATAATACAGGATATTATGTTGATGCATTATCTACATCAAATATTTACGCAGTTACTGATTATACTCGTAGAGGGGCATTTAACTTAGGTAGAGAAAGAGGAAATCGTAGAGATATTACTGGTGATACAAACCATTGGACTGGTACAAACGGATGGGGTACATCTTATGGTAACTGGGACACTGCTTGGGAAGGTGGTTTTGCTGGATGGGATATTTGGGGAGGTGGAACAGGTCACCCACAAGGTGGTGGATATGTTCACGCTCAAGGTATCGTATCCGGACAACACTATGCAACATCAGGAGGTGGAACTGCGTATGGTTGGATGATGGTAGGAGCACACGATGCTCTTGCTAATAGATATTGGGCAAGAGGTAAGTGGGGTGGTTCTACATCTGGATGGTTGGAATTTGTAATGAGTAATTCTAATCCAGGGTATTATTTGTACGCATATATAATGTATGATTCAAATAATACAGGTTACTATGTAGACCCGGCATCTGGTTCTAACTTTAACTGGTTAACAATAAACGATTGGTATTATATCAATGGTGCGTTGGGCATGTATTGGAATTCATATGGTAGAGGATTTGTAATAGCAGAACAACAAGGTAATCCATATGGACATATCACAACTTATGGCGGTGGTAGAAATGGATGGAGTGGATATGGTATAGGTTCTCGTTATACGTTTATGAGTACTACCGGTGATAACGTTGGTGTGCATGATTCGGCTAGAGGTTGGGTTTGGTATATGAGTGGAGCTGAACTAAACCTTTATTGGGCAGGGGCTGATAGAATGTCAATGAGGTCACATGGTGCATATGCACATGCTGATGTTAGAGCTTCTATATATTATGACCACAATACTTCATTTTATTTTAATGGTGATGGTGATAGTAGATGGAATGGATTGGATGATTATTCCAAAATGAGAATTGGATTGACCGGTAGAGGTAACTTCCGTAGAAATGATTATACTGGAGATACTGGTTATTGGGTAGGTTCAATGGGATGGGGAACTACTGATATGAACTCGGTGGCCTCTTGGGGTTCGGGCTTTATTGATTCTTGGTCAAACCCACCAAATCAACCTAGTGGAACAAGCCATTGGGTTGGTACACAAGCTTTCCACTATGCATATGGTGGAAATAGTAACACTGGTTGGCAGTTAGTGGGTGGACCGATAAGTAACTTAAGATTTAGAAATGCCTGGGGTGGTTGGTCTGGTTGGACAACTGTTGCAATGCATGACCGTAACGATGGTAGTGGAGGAGCTTTATATGCCGGAATGTATTACGATGCAAATAATACAGGATATTATGTAGACCCTAATTCACAATCACAATTTAGTGAAATAAGATTAGATGGAGTATTATGGTCTAGAAATGGATATGGTAGAATTTTCTTAGGTGGTAACTTACACATAGATTCATACTCACACAGTATCTATATGAACTATTACACAAATAACCCAATGAGATTCTATGGTTATTTGGAAATGAATGGATATGATATCTATGGTGTTGGTGGAATTTATAGTACTATTTTCTATGATAGAAATGATACTGGATACTATGCAAACCCTAATGGATATTCACAATTTTCAGCTATATTAGCAAACAACTGGTTTAGACCTCAAGGATGTTGTGGGTTGTATTTTGAATCATACGGACATGGTATATGGTCACCTGAATGTGAGGGTAACTCATATGGTAACATAGCAACTTATGGTGGTGGTAGAAATGGATGGAGTGGATATGGTATTCGTAGTAGATTCGTCTTTATGGGTAGAGGTGGTGATTGTGGTGTGCATGATAATTCATATGGATGGGTTTGGTATTGGGATACTAACTTCTATATGTACTATGCTGGTTCGGAGAGAATGTCTTGTAGAGGATGGGGTGTATATGTAAACCAATACTTAGAAGCAGGTGGTTCTGTAAGAGGACCTATATTCTATGATAACCAAGATACTGGATACTATTTAGACCCACATAATACTGATAATCAGGGTTTAAGAATGAGAGGTGGTACACTTCACGGACCTAACTGGTATTGGGGAGCTTATTTAAGAGTTGGTACAAACGAAAGAGTTGATGGTTGGGCAAGTATGTTTACATCAAATGGTAACTTACACATTGACTCTCGTAATGGTTATCCAATGTATCTTAACTGGCACAATGGTAATACAGTATTTGTTGAAAATGATATTAGAGCAAACATTTACTACGATAGATATGATACTGGATATTACTTCTATGGTAGAACTGATTCAAGGGTTTATAGATGGAACGCTAACTATTTATACGCTTACGGATGGATATTTGCGCAAGATAACATCATCGCTTACTATTCTGATGAAAGATTAAAAACTAAGTTAGGACCTATCGAAGATGCTTTAGGAAAACTTTCTAAATTAAATGGTTTCTATTACGTTAATAATGATTTGGCAAAAACATTTGGTTATAAAGAAACTAAAGTACAATTAGGTCTATCGGCACAAGAAGTACAATCGGTTATACCTGAAATTGTACACTTAGCACCATTTGATACTAAGTTTGATGAAGACAATAATATTATCGGTTCTAAAACTGGTGAAAATTATTTAACAATTGAATATGATAAGGTAGTACCTTTATTAGTTGAAGCTATAAAAGAACAACAAAAAATTATAGAAAATCAAAATAAAGAAATTTCTGATATCAAAGAAATGTTGAATAATATACTAATAAACAAAAAAGAATAATTATTTTCAAAAAATAATATATTTATATAAAATAAAACAAGCAAAATTATGGCATACACATATGAATGGCAATTGACCGGATTAAGAAAATCAAATACTGATAATTTATCCGATGTTATTATAGGAACTCACTGGAAAGTGACAGCAACTGATGCCGATGGCAATCAGGGAAGTTTTGATGGAGCAACTCCATTTAAAGTATCCGAATTAAATACGGGAAGTTTTACGCCATACCAAGAATTAACAGAAACTCAAATAATAGATTGGGTTAAGAATGTGGTAAGTGGTTCAAATTCAAGTATGAATTATTGGGACCATATTATGGGAAGAATTGAAAAACAAATCAATGAAACCAAATATGTTGAGATGCGTGTAGATGCAACGGCATTCCCTTGGTCACCAACATCTGGTTCGGTTACGCCTGGTATACCAGAACCAAATGCAGATGCAAATATTATACCATCGGCAGGAGCTTATGGTGGAACTCCATCTTAATAGATTGGTGGAAATATATATTTAATACCCAAAGTGCAAATTTAAAAAACAAATTTGTGTTTTGGGTATTTTTTTTATATTTATATAGGTAATATTGTACACACTCAATATTAGCATTTAAAAACAATAATAGCAGAAATAAAATGGCAGAAAGAATCGTATCCCCTGGGGTCTTCACAAGAGAAAATGACCTATCCTTCATAGCGCAAGGAGTTGGAGAAATCGGAGCAGCATTTATAGGACCTTTTAAGCAAGGACCTGCATTCGTTCCTACAATTGTGAGAACACAATCAGAATTCCAAGAAATCTTCGGAACGCCTGATGGAACATATTATACTGAATATGCAGTACAAAGATATCTATCAGAAGCAGGAAGTGCAACTGTAGTAAGAGTAGCTGGTATCGGTGGTTATACTCAAGTTAAACCTTTAGGTATATTTGCTAGTGGTTCATCCGCATCAAATAAACCTGGTACTAAACTAATTGGAGTACTATACTCTACTGAAACTGGATTTCAAAACTATGGTTTTGAAGGAGCTAGTGTAGTAAGTAATGATGCATTAGATGGTTCATTCCATTTATCAGCATCTGGCGTATTTACATCAGCATCAATACTACCAACTGCTACTAACGATTTATCAGATGTGTTTGGCGAATCTCCATTTGGAGCTAAAAAAGCATACACTTATACATACTTTGAAAATGTAGCAAGTTCATTTACCGGTTCTGGTGGAAATAATATTGTAATTACAATAGCAGAATTACCAAATCAAGAATATACTGGAGATGAAACAACACCTGCATATTCTGAAGCATTTACTCCTTGGGTTAAATCTCAAATAGTAAGTGATGTAAGGTATGAACTTTTCCGTTTTGCTACAATGGGTCATGGTTCTAACTACAATACTAAATTTAAAGTTGGTATTTCTAACGTTAAAGCAGCTGGTGAAGATGGTGGAACTGATTACTCAACTTTCACTGTAACTGTAAGAGGATATTCCGATACTGATAAGAGAAAGAGTGTAATTGAAACATATAATAATGTAAACTTAGACCCTGCATCTCCTAACTACATAGCTAGAAGAATTGGTGATAGATATATGACTATTGATAGTAATGGTAAAATTACTGAAAATGGTGATTACTCAAATCAATCAAAATATGTAAGAGTGGAAGTTAGAGAAGCTGGAACATTCCCTGTATCAGCAGCACCATTTGGACATGGAGCTTACACAAATCCAATCGAAACAACAAATAATGCACAAGCACTAACAGTACCAGCAGTTGTTTATCAAACAAAATCAACTGGTAACACATCATCATCTCCAATATATTTTAGTGGATTTGATTTTGAAACTGAAGGTGTGGCAATGGATAACAAACAATATTTGAAACCACTTCCTATAAATGCAGAAGTTGGAGCAAACGTTGATTTCGCATTTGATTCACAATTATCATATGTAATGACTGGTTCAGCATCAACTGATATGGTTAAGAGACAATTTGTATTAGCATTCCAAGGTGGATATGATGGTATGAACCCAACTGTAAAGATAGCTAAAGCTGGTGATCTTGGTGTATGGGGACCAGCAAATACGCAAGGATTTAATTGTTCTACATCAACAGCAAATGGTTCAGTAGCATATACAAAAGCAATTAACGCTGTATCTAATCCTGATGAGTATGATATCAATATGGTAGTAACTCCTGGTATTGTTAGAGGTTTACACCCATCTATTACTACAAAAGTAATTGATATGGTTGAAGAAAGAGCAGACTGTTTCTATATCGCTGATTTCAACGATTATGATGATACTATTACTGAAGCAACGGAGCAAGCAAATGCAGTAGATTCAAACTATGTAGCAACTTACTATCCTTGGGTTAAGACTGTTGATACAAACACAAATAAATTAACAACCGTACCTCCATCAGTATTATTACCGGCAGTATTTGCTAGTAACGATAGATTGGCGGCTGAATGGTTCGCACCTGCTGGTTTGAATAGAGGTGGTATCGTAGGAGCAGTTAGTGTGTTGAATAGATTAACGCATGCTGAGAGAGATACTCTATATGAAAACAAAGTAAACCCAATAGCTGTATTCCCTGGACAAGGTATTGTAGCATTTGGACAGAAGACATTGCAAGATAAGGCTTCAGCATTAGATAGAATCAACGTAAGAAGATTACTTATCACTGTTAAGAAGTTTATAGCATCTACTTCTCGTTTCTTAGTGTTTGAACAAAATACTGATTCGACTAGAGGAAGATTTATCAACACTGTGAATCCTTACTTAGAGGGTATCCAACAAAGACAAGGTTTATACGCATTCAGAGTTGTTATGGATGAAACTAATAACACACCTGATGTAATTGATAGAAACATATTAGCAGGACAAATTTTCTTACAACCGGCTAAGACAGCTGAATTCATAGTAATTGATTTCAACATCTTACCAACTGGAGCAAGTTTTAACGCATAATATTGGAAAGAAAATAAACTGATATTTATTAATATAAAAAAGGAATAAGAAAATGGCAAATATTTTAGATTTTGGAGATATGATGTACACCTCCTTCGAACCAAAAATGAAGAACCGCTTTTACATGCAGTTCAACAATACAGGTATACCTGCATTTATGGTTAAGACAGGTAACAGACCTCAAATAAATTTTGAGAAAGTAACAATCGACCATATCAACGTTAAAAGACAATTGAAGGGAAAGGGTGAATGGCAAGACTTAGAAATCACACTTTATGACCCAATTGTTCCTTCAGCAGCACAAGCGGTAATGGAGTGGGTTCGTTTAGGACACGAATCAATTACTGGTAGAGATGGATACGCTGATTTCTACAAAAAAGATATTGATATCTTTATGTTAGGACCAGTTGGTGATAAAGTTGAACAATGGAAATTGATAGGAGCATTCCCAACACAGGTAAACTTTGGTGATTTGGATGCATCTTCAAATGAAGTAGCAACTGCAACAATGACATTGACTTACGATTACGCAATTCTTGAATTCTAATCTAAGAAAAATAAAAAAAATTGGGATATTGAAAGATATCCCTTTTTTATGCCAACTTTTTTAAAATTATATATTTATATACAAACAAATAAAGGTTTATTATGAACAAAAATCAATTCCCAACAGAGGTTATATCCTTACCATCGGAAGGTAGATGTTACCCAGAATCAAGTCCCCTATCAAAAGGTACGCTTGAAATAAAGTATATGACTGCTAGAGAAGAAGAAATTCTAGCATCAACAAATCTTATCAAAAAAGGTATAGTTTTGGATAAATTATTCGAATCTATTATTGTAGATAATGAAGTTAATCCAGATGATATTTTAATTGGTGATAAAAATGCTATTATGTTAGCAACTCGTATCTTAGGATATGGTCACGAATATAAAATTGAGATGGAAGATGAGATGGAAAACAAAAGCGAAGTTGTTGTAGATTTAAGAACTGTACAAACAAAAGATGTTGATATGAGTGTTTTAAATAGACAAAATCGTTATACATTCACAACTCCAACAACTAAAAATGTATTAGAGTTTAAGTTACTTACACATGGTGATGAAAAGCAAATTGATACCGAAATCAAAGCTTTACAAAAAATGAATAAAGATGCATCGTTTGAATTAACAACACGATATAGATTTATGATTACTTCGGTTGATGGTAATGGTGAAATGGGTTATATTACTAATTTTATTAACAACGGATTTTTAACAAAAGATACAAAAGCATTCAGAGAACATATTAAAAAAATGTCACCTGATGTTAAAATGGAATTTGAATATGAAAATCCCGATAGTGGAGAAAAGGAGGTACGCTCGATTCCAATGGGCGTAGGCTTTTTTTGGCCTTCCGAATAACTATTTTAAAATCCTACATAAACAAATTTTCGAATTATGTTATTATGGTGTGGGATTTATACAATCAGATGTATATGCAATGCCGGTTCATATGAGATTATTCTATTACAATGAATTGGTTGAAGCAAAAAAGAGAGAAAATAAACAGCAGGAAGAATCAAATCAGAAAGCTAATTCTAAGATAAAAGTGAGGAGATAATCCTCACTTTTTTTATTCCTAATATTTATGATTATACAAAAACGTCTATTATGAAATTAAAAGTAACAAACGAAGATAGACAACTTTTTAGAGAAGTTGTTAAAAAGCATGGTATTATAAAAGAAAGTTTGATAATGACTTTACTTGGAAAAGTATTGGGATATCAGATTGAAAAAGCTATCAAAAATGATAAAGATATTCAATCTGCCGTTAAAGCCGCAGATGCTGATATGGATAGAGCTAGAGTATTGATTGATGATTTGATTGATAAAGGATTGGAAGTTCCACCTTTTATGAAGAAATGGGCTACTAAAAAATAATTAAAGCTTTATGGCAGATACAAGTTTAAATGACTTAAAGGAGATGCAAAAATTAACCGCATCTATGACCAAAGATTATGATGAATTATTAAAGGGTCATGGTAAGGTTAATAAAGCATTAAAAAATGAAGTGGAACTTCAAAAATCAATTGTTTCCGGTATTAAAGATGCCGTAACGGCAGAGGAGGCAATTGAAAAATTGAAGAAAAGACATCTTGCTTTAGGTACAAAACAAATAAGTAATAATAGAGGAATTGTAGTTGCCCTTCAAATGCAAAATACAATAGTAAGACAATATTTACAAGCATCATCATTAATTTTAGCAAGAGAAACAAAAAGAAAGGAAATTTTAGAAAAAGTAGCAAGTAAAGTTGATGGTGTTACTGGTAAGATGAAAGACCAACTACATCATTTAAAACATGAACTGGAAGATATTCCTGTTATCGGAAAGATGATGAGTAATATGATACCATTTGATAAGATAAATGGTGGCATAAACAGAATGGGTAGAGCGTTTACTGGAGGTTTTACTGGTTCATTTAACAAAGTTTTAAAAAGTGGAGGTACTTTTACAAAAGCTTTAACAAGTGGTGTAGGTGGAGGAATAAGAGGATTAAGTGTAGCAGCAGCTAGAATAGCACCAATGTTAGCTGGTCCTCAAGCAATAGTAGCAGCAATAGTAGCAACACTTGCATTGGGTGTTATTAGAATGCATCAAATTGAAGCAGCTGCTGAGGAGTTTAGAAAATCTACTGGATTACTAAATTCACAAACCAAAGATGTAGAACGTCAAATAAGTAAAATAAGTGCAGAGACCAGAGCACTAGGAATAAGCATGAAAGAAGTAGCAGGATATGCAGCATCTTTTTACAATGCATTTCATGGTACACAAAGAGCATCTGATGCTGTTTTGACTTCTATGGCTGTACTCAACGCAAACTTTGGTATAGCTGTTGATGACCAAACAAAATTAAATCATTTATTCCAATCATCGGCACACTTAAATCAAGAACAGGCACAATATGCAATTGCCAACACAGTAGAAGCCGCAAAATTAGCAAAAGTTGCACCTACTAAAGTGATAGCCGATATGGCGGCTAACTCGGAAGCCATGTACAATTACTTTCATGGTTCTGTTGAAGAAATGGGAGCTGCAGCTATTCAAGCTGCAAAGATGGGTACTAGCATTACACAAATGACTAGTATGGCAGATAAATTACTTAACTTTGAAACCAGCTTAACGGATGAGTTAAATGCTGGAGCAATTTTAGGTAAGAATTTTAATTTAAGTATAGCAAGGTCAGCAGCAGCTGCCGGTGATATGCCTGGTATGTATGAGGCTGTTTTAGATGCGGTTGGTAATGTTGGTGATATTACTAAATTAACAAAATTTGAACAAGATGCTATTGTTCAATCAACTGGTATGCAAGTTTCCGAATTAGCTAACGGATTACATATCAGAGAAAAATTCTCCCATTTAGATAAAGAAGCACAAGCTGCTGGTATAGAACAATTAAAGAATGGTAAAAAGCTTAGTGATATTAATGAAGATGATTTAAAAACTTTAGTTAAAAGACAAAAAGGGCAGAAGGAAATGCAAGGACAGATACATGCATTAGGTTATATACTAAAGGGAATGGGTGACGTATTTATGGATTCATTTTTACCTATGGGACAAGCAGTTATTGCCTTTGTTACACCAATTGTAAAAATGATAGCAGCACTTTATTCTGGATTTATGACACCATTATCAGCAGCATTTAAACGTGTTAGTGAACAAGTAGCAAGAATATTTGGTGTTTTTGATTCCACATCCAAATCTGGAAAATTTCTTATTACAGTGTTTAATATAATTGGAAGTGTAATAGGTGGTGTGTTGTCTGTTGGTATAAGTCTTTTTGCAAACGTTTTAGAGGGAGTTGTTGATATGCTTGGTGGTATATACGATATAGTTGTGGGACTTATTACAATGGATATGGGGCAATTGGGAAAGGGTTTAAATTCTGTTTTTGATGGTGTACTAAAAGTAATAACATCGATACCAAAAGCAATAATAGATGCAATAGGTGACTCATTTTCATCAGTTAAAGAAAAATTGATGGGGTGGTGGGATGGTATAATTTCTTGGATGAAGGGTGGATTAACAAATCTTTTGCCTAGTTCTATTCAATCTCTATTGGGAATGGGTTCTGACACTGCAACAAATGAAGCTACTGATGGCGGGTCCGTAAATGATGGTGTGATACAAAACGGAAAAATCATATCAACCAATCCAGCAGATACTTTAATAGCAGCTAAAAATCCTTCGGATATATTAGGAAAGGCAATGAGTATGTCTCCTTTGGGTATGTTAGCAAATGGTATTAGTAGTTTGATGGGTGGTGGTAGTGGTGCTGGTGTTGATATGGGACCATTGATTGCAGAAATTCAAGGATTAAGAGCAGATATGGCAGCTGGTAAAATAGCAGTACATATGGATGGTAGAAAAGTTACATCAGGTATCACTAAGATAGCAGGACAAAGCGCAGCAAACTCATATGTACAACGCTAATGGGAAAATCAATTTTAGAACTATTTCAATCTCAACAAATATCATTTAAAGATAATGGTAAAGTTGAAACTGCGCAAAAGCATTTTGCGATAAGAAATAGTAAAGATATTGATAACGAACCATCTAATCCATTATTAGTTCCAGCGTTCAAATTACAAAGGGGAATACGAAAAAAACTTTCGGTTAAAGATAAAGAGACACGATTTGAAGAAGAAGTAACTGGATTAAACGCATTAATGTTATTATCAGGGCCAGCTTTATATGGTACTGATTTATTTAGATTGAAAAGAAAAACTACCAATATGCTTGATGATATGAGAGCAGCATCTAATGGTAGTAATACAAATGGTTTATTAGGTGGATTTATAAAAAAAATTGAAAAGTTTGGTAAAAACCTTTTAAGTAAACTTGGTGTAACTTTTCCTGAAAAATTAATCCCAACAAGAGTTGTACAAAACGATATATTTAAAAAAGGATTAGAAACGGATTTATTAACAACTTTAAAAACTTTAAAGGATGGTAGTAGTGGAAGTTGGGCAGGCAGGTTTTTGGCAGATAACACAAAAGGTGGATTAAGCGGAGTACCTAATAGATTATTATCAAGCGGAATAACTGCTGCAAAAAATGCATTAGGTAAAGCATTATTTGGTAGTAGAACTGAAGCAGGGCAAAATTTAGCAAAATCGGGTGGGAGGTATAATAGTGGAGCATTATATTCAAAATCGGTTGATTATACTAATACAATTATAGGTGATAGAAATGATTTATCAACTATTATGCTATTTACTTCAAAAGGGGGAAATTTAAATAGATTAAGAGGACAAAAATTACCACCGCAAGTCAAAACATTCAATCCTCCAATAAATAAAATAACTAGTTACATAAATACTTTTTCTCTTATGAATGGTACTGAATATACCAAAGTAAGAAAAAAGAATACAATTCATACTACTAGAGGCTTTGGTATGGGTTTGAAGGGTGATATGTTGAATAAGTTGGGTGTAGCAACTGCAAATGCAGCAGGAAAAGTATTATATCCATTTACAAAGAAACCAATAGATAGTTTTGATTTTATACCTTTTAAATTTATAGGTTTAGCATCATCGAATTATCTTTATTTTAGAGCAACATTAACGAGTTTATCTGAAGTATTTTCTCCAAACTGGGAATCTAAAGCATTTGCTGGTAACCCATTGCCATTTTATTCATATGGACACATTGAGAGAGCAGTAACTTTGAATTTTAAAGTATTTTCCGAAGCTGTTGATGAACATCAAGCTATGTGGAAACGATTAGGAGAGTTAAGTAGATTAGCATACCCACAAAGATATTCCGGCGCAGCATTAAAAGCAACTGCACCATTTATTAAAATGACAATTGGTGACATGTATATTGATAAGTTGGGATTTATTGAATCTTTAACATATACTGCTCCTGATAATGCTCCTTGGGAAATTGGTATGAATGGTGGGGATAGTGATTATTATAAAGCACCAATGATTATAGAAGTTGAATTGACATTTAAATTCTTACTTGGTAGAGAAAATGTTAATGAAAGTTCTTTGTATGATTTTGGTAAATGTAAACCAAAAGCAACGCCACCACCACCACCTCCACCACCATCCATTCCTACGAAGAAACAAAATCCGGTACAAACTATACCGCCAAATATAACTACAACAAAAACAATTGGTACTACTCCTACAAAATTAACAGGTATACCTAATATTATACCAGCAGTGCCGCCACCACCGCCACCGCTACCACCGCCACCGCCACCACCGCCACCGCCGCCACCACCGCCAACTCCACCACCACCGGTAACTGGACCACCACCACCTGTGCCAACTCCACCACCACCACCTCCAACACCTCCAACTTCAGGAGGTATGCTTGGTGGTGCGCCAGCACCAACACCAGATGTAAATATAGTAGTACCGCCGCCGCCACCGCCGCCACCACTACCACCACCGCCGCCGCCACCACTACCACCACCACCGCCGCCTGATATATCACAAATAACTGGTACGGATATAAACACTGTGAAAACAATAGTAGTACCAAAAGAAAGTACTAATATACATCTTTACTTTTATGACTCTGCAGAAATAGATGGTGATAGAATAGATGTTTATGTAGATAATCAAAAAATAATAGATAATGAAACGTTGTATAGTCAACCAATAACACGTATAATAAACCACGGACGTTTGAAACAATCTGAATATAGAGTAACTATGGTTGCGTTGAACCAAGGAAGTATAGGAGAGAATACGGCATTGTTAGTTGTGAGACCATTTAAAGATGGTAACGAATTTGGAAATGCAAGACAGGAAATAAATATGCGTTCATTGGTAAACGCTAGTGGTAATAATAAAGGAGTGAGTGCATCTATCATAATTAAAACTCAATAATTTAAGAAATGGGAAAAACTATATTACAATTATTTCAAACGGAAACTTTATTGGGTGGTGTTACCGCCGAACAAAAGTATGCCATTAGAGATATTAAAACAGATATAGAAACTCAATCCAAAAACGGAATATTAAATGCAACTGCATTTAGAGGACAAAATTTATTAAGAAAAAGACTTTCTGTTAAAGGAGAGGAAACTCGTTTTGAGGCAGAAACTACTGGATTAAACGCATTAATGTTATTAGCAGGACCTGGCATTTATGGAACTGAATATTTTAGAGTAAAAACAAAAACAACAGATAGTAGAGATGTGATGGTAGAATCTACAAGAGCTGGTGTTGGTGGTAATAGAGGTTTATTAGGTGGTGTTTTAAAATTTATTAAAAACGGACCTAAAAAATTAGGAGGTTTACTTGGTATAAAGTTTCCTGAACAAATGATTCCAAGTAGATTTGTAGAAAGACCTGAATTTAAAGCAGGGGAATCTGATTTATATGAACAAATAGCTAAAATAAAAAAAGCATCCGAAGGTAATGGATTTGGTAGATTTTTACAAAAAAATGTAAGTGGTACGTTTGAACAAGCTGGAAATCAGGTTTTAAGTGGGGCATTGAGTGCTGGTAAAAAAGCAATAGAAACTGCACTATTTGGTAGTAGAAAAGCAGGAGCGGTTCGTTTGGGTTCTAAACCTGAAGGTAGAAGATATTATGATGTAAATTCAATATATTCGGATGTAGTGGATGAAGAAAATACCGATGTAACTTTAAGAACGGATTTATCTACAAAATTTCATGTATTAAGAAAATTTAGTAAAGTAGATACATTTTTTCCAATTCGTTTACAAAATTTCTTTGCTAAAAGATTTGATGATACACAAAAAAATCAAAATAATAAAATAATTTCATATGCATACCAAATACCATATTTGGGTGAAAGTATTTACAATTATAGAAATAATATAAATTTCATAGCATTTAGAAAAGATGATTTTTTAAAATCTAAAAAAGCTGGTATTGTTGCTGTTGGTAATGAAATGCCTAAATCTACGGAAACACCACTTACTGATGATGGTTTACCTATTCCATATACAACTACAATTGATTTAGATACTCCAAACACACCAATAAATGAAAGAAACGATTTAACAACATTTCTATCATCATATATTGAGTATGAATTAGGCCAACCATCTAGAGTAAGTAGTAGACCAAAGGGAGTTGGTGTTAGTGATAAAGGTGTACCTGAAGATATGGGAAATTATCAACCATACTCTAAAAGAAATGGAACTGCACAAACACAAGGATACGATTTACAAAGAGGTATTTTATCGTATAGAGAAATAAGTAATGGTACTGATTTGATGAATTTACAAGGACCAATGGATTCAACAACACAAACTGCCAAAGTTGGTACGTTGAATAAAAGTCTTGATGAAATTGATTTTATACGTCTTAAATTCGGAAGTACCACCAGCGATAGATATGCATATTTTAGAGGAACTATATCAGGGTATTCGGAATCATATTCACCATCATACGGACAACATCAGGGAATAGGTATGGCATATCCTCTATATACATTTGAATCAATAGAAAGAACTTTACAATTTAATTTTAAAGCATACTCTTTGAGTTTAGATGAACATATAGCTTGTTGGGAAAGATTACAATATTTGGCAAGTTTAACAATGCCACAATCATTTACGGCAAATGAAGCAACAAACCCACCGATAATTAAATTTTGGTTAGGTGATATGTTTGATGGTAGATATTCATATATTGAAAATTTAACATATACAACTGATGTAAACTTTCCATGGGAAATTGGATTGAACAGTGGTAGCAAGGCAGATTGTTACAAATTACCTATGATTATAGATATTTCTGTTACTATACATTTTATAGAAAATATGGAAGATACTATATCTGGTGATGTTATTTATGATTTTTGGAAAGTTAGAAAAGCTAACGCACAAAGAACAAATAACCCAGCAGTTGCATCAGCAATAGCTGCACAAAATCAACCACAAAACTTACCAGCGGTAACAGTCACATCATCACCTAAAAAGAAAATATTACCAGCAACCACAATACCAACATTGCCATCCAAACCAATTAAATTGGCAGATGTTAATATACCAAAAACATTACCAACAATTCCTAATATACAACCATTGGAATCGTCTGGTAATAAAATTGGAGGTGCGCCGGTTACTACAAATGAATCACCACAATCAAAAATTTCTGGAGAAACTGTACCTACTACACCAAATGTGCCATCGGATGTTGCGGCTATTACAAATACACCTACGGGAACAACCAACAGTACAGATAAAAAAGGTGAAGCTGATTTACCAAAATATGATGTTAAACGACAGTTTGGAGATATAGCTGTTTTGGGCAAAGGTACAGCCAAATCGGATACATTGGCAATGATGGCTGCAGAATACAATGCGGTTAATGAGGCTAGGGTAAAATTGGCAGTACCTGGTGGTGGAAGTTATAATATTAACGTATCTGAAGTAAGAGGCGATTCTACGCATTTATATCTAAACAAAGATGGTACATACACATATGAATCCAAATATAATGTTCAATTTTTAAATAAAAGAACTAAGAGTGATACAGATTTGGAAAAAGAAAAGAAAGAATTTGAAGCTGAACAATTAAAAAATTGGAAATCTGAAAATTAATAAATTAAATAATTATTATTATGATAAGTAGGTATAAAAATAATGGTAGTACTAAAACGTTTGATGGTAGAACTGTATATAGACCTTTTATATACCCAGATATTCCGGTATCTAACTACGATTTGTATGTTATGAGTGAAGCTGGTGATAGATTGGATAGTTTGGCAAATCAATATTATAAAGACCCAACATTGTGGTGGATAATAGCATCAGCAAATAACATACATACAGCACCATTAGGACTTAGAGAAGGAACTATATTAAGAATACCAGCAAACTATATGGATATCTTACAACAATTTATATTATAAAAATTTATGTCAGTAGAACCATTTTTTTCGGAAATAGTAGATTATGCTAAAACTACAATAAAATTAAGAGCAGGAAAAAATGTAGCAGCTTCCAAATTATCTGCATTTGCTAAGGTGGTTTCATATGCAAAGCCGGGCTTGGTAATTACAAGTAACCCAAATGTACCATTAGTTGGTGGTGGTAGTTCTTTGTATGGTACAACTACAACTAATGGTAGTGTTGGTAGAGATTTGGGCAATAATGAAGTTGCACCACCAATAACATTAGACCAAAGTCAGGGTTTAAGACCTATTACAATTTTAACAAGTTTAGAAGTAGAAGAACAAAACGCAGATGATGGAGCGGCTAATTTTTCTAGACAAGCTAAATTTGTAATAAGATGCTTTAGTTTAGGACAAATGGAAACAGTTGCACAACATTTTTTAGAACCTGGAATTAGCGTATTTTTACATTGGGGATGGAATACTACTGAAGGTAGTTTAACATATGATATAAAACCAGCTTCAGTTGCTAAATTAAAAGATTTTAATAACATAAATGTACACAGAGCTAATACAAGCGGTCACTCCGATACATATTTAGGTTTTGTTACTGGCGGTGAGGTTTCAATGCAAGATGATTATTGGGATATAACTGTAAATTGTAGAGGATTCTTGGAATTACCAGCATATATGATGGCAGCTGACAATGGTATTACAGAAAAACAAAAAGCATCAAATGCAGCAGGAACAGTACCACCTCCATTGGAATATTCTGGTAACGAAATATCAGCAGAAACTTTGGCTGGTAGAAAAAGATGGATGCTTTGTTTTAATGATTTACCTTCAAATAAAAGAACTGCTGTTGTTAAGGGATTGGAAAGTAAATTGTCGGATATTGGCAATTTTATAAATTTTGATGAAGGTGTTAAAGATGCAATAAACAGTACAACAAAGAAAGGATTTTGGGCAAGTTTATTTGGTGGCGGCGATGTTACTATAAAATTTGGTTCTGCTGAAGCCGAATTGGCGGAGGATACAAAAATAATAAATGATGAAAGATATATTAGGTTTGGTGCATTGATGGAAATTATAAATGCAAGTGATATCATAGGACTTAATTTATCCGGACAAGTTTTACCATTTGCAATACGTTCAGACAGAACTGCATGTACCGCATTTGAAAAAATATTTAGTACAGACAAAACAAAATTATTTATACCAAACAAAAATACTCCTAAAGCAGATTTTGTAGCTGTTGCACAAAATGGTGGGGTTCAAACTGATTTTAAGGGTATATGTGATAATACAGTAAGTAGAACCACTGGTCCAAAAGTTGAATTTCCCACATACGAGTTAGATGTACCAATACCAAATATATCATCAACAGGAATGACTGTTAAGTTTGCAAAAAAAACAAATTATACGGCTGGGATGTTAGATAATTTATATGTTAATTTTGCGTTTGCAAAAGGAATTTTGGAAACAAAAAGTTTACCTATGAAAGATGCTTTGTACCAAATATTAAATGGAATGTCTGGAGCAGCTGGAAGTATTTGGGATTTTCAAATTGTTGATTTACCAAATGAAACTGGAGTTAATCAATTACATATAATTGATAGAAACTTAACTGATAAAACAACACATAGCGATGAATTTGTTGCAACTGGTGTAAATTCTCCATTTTTGGAAGTTGGTCTTAGTATGGATATATCGGGACAATTAGCAAGTCAAGTTATGTTAAATAAATCAGCAGCTGCATATAACTCATCAATGCCTCCTGTAAAAGGATTATTTTTAAAACAAGTGGATGATATGTTACAAACAAAAGTAGAAGTATTTGGGGGCACAAAGGGAGCACCAAGTACAAACACAACAGCAAAACCAACAGATGCAAAAGCTGAAAATGAGAGAAAGAAAAGAGATTTTGCAACATTTTTGGGAAAAGTTGGATTGGCTCCTGGTGTGTTGTTAAACAATACTGTAACATGGCCTGCAAGTGGTGAGGTACATTCAATTTGTTATCAAACCGCATTTGATGATTTAAATCTTTTTGAATCATTAAAAACCGGAAGTGATTACACACAAGAAACAGGTACAGGTGTATCAATTTTACTACCAATTAATTTGACATTAAAAATGCATGGCGTAAGTGGTATAAAAAGAGGTGATAAAATTAAAATAGATGCACTACCACCACAATACAAAAAAGGTGGATTTTTTCAAGTAACAGGAATAACACAAACTTTAAATGAGGATTATTGGACAACTGAAGTTAAAGGAACGTTTAGAACATATTTTCAATCAGGAGGAGCATAATTATGGATTTGAATAGATTTAACAATATTTTTAGAGAAAAAAGGGAATTTGAACTTCCTGTTGTAAAAGCTTATGCTCCTGAATTGGATGATATGGATTATGAAAGGGGTTATATAACAAGACACTTTACACAAAAAGCAAATGATGAATCATCTCCTATAATTGAGATAGATGATAGAACTTATTCAAATTTAATAAATAATAGTTTTTATATTGTAGTTCAAATGGATTGGAAAATAACAGGAACACATGCTGAAATAAAAGAAGCAAATGGGAAGTCTGTTAGATTGGCATCAAAAACAATCCCATCTATACTTTTATATCTTCCTTACTTATTACAATTTTCTTAAAAAAATTTGGAAATTTAATTATTTTTTCGTATATTTGTATTTATCAATATGGGGGTGACTCGGAATTGATTACAATGAGAATTGTAGTATCACACGTAGACAGAAGTGCTAGATGTCTTTAAATCTGTACAAAACAATAACCGACGTAGAATTATCTACTTGGAACTTCGAAGATGCTATGGCATTTGTAGGAGCTTACGATTACGCTGTAGCAGCATAATCACCACCCGCATCACTCGTGGGGTTTAAATAGAAGTGAACAACCCGGAGCATTACTTATCGGCTCCCTAAAACTGATAGGTTGGTGGAATCGCTGAACTAACCATTCGGCCCCAATTATTTTGGAAGGTGAATAAGATTAAACCTTATCCTAAACGTGTAATTTGCTGGTATTATGGTTACTTTGTAAGACATGGGTTCGAATCCCATCACCTCCACAACAATCCCGAACTATTATTTGGTAGTTTGGGATTTTTTTTGTATCTTTGTTCCAATGAGAATTATTGAATCTATTGCAGAATTAAACGAATTGAGAGATTTGTTGGAAACCGAAGTATCTATTTGGTATCCGATGTGGGTAGATAATGATAAGCACCCACAAAACACTCGTATATCGTTCCTATTCGTTAGTACCCAATCGGACAAGTATATCATACCACAACAACACACAGACGCTGTATCACTCTCTAATGAGGAAATAGAAGGTGTGTTGAATACTGCCGGAGAAAAGTGGGTATTTCAAAAGAAAAAGCTACTACAATCTTTTACAAATGTAAGGGAAGGATTGAATGATGTTGATACTGCTTATTTCTTGAAGCATGGTAAAACAATAGATTATTCTCAACCACTACAACACTTAGTAGCTCCCCTTTTACATAGGGGTTATAAAGAGGACATCATTCAATCCATTCCCATTCTTAAACTTGTGGAAGCAATAGAACCACAATTCGTAAAATGTATTCCTCTAAAATATAAAACTTATAATTGGTATAACGATATTTTCTTACCTACCCTTTCAGATATTGAACGATATGGGATTCGGGTCGATGGGAAAAAATTTATTGATAGATGGCCTCAAGCCCACAAACAACTTTCCTCCGATAATCGAGTATTCACCGAATACAATCCATTTACGGTGACAGGTAGACCATCCAATAGACATGGTGGTGTGAACTATGCCGCCCTAAACAAAACCGATGGTAGTAGAGATGTGTTCGTTTCCGATGGGATATTTCTACAAATGGATTACAATGCATATCACCCACGCTTGATTGCTAAGTTGATTGGATTTGATGTACCGAATGGGAACATGCACCAATGGTTAGCAGACCAATATGGTTGTAGTGTAGATGAATCGAAGGGGATAACATTCCAATTATTGTATGGTGGTATCGATGATGAGTTCCGCCAAATCCCATACTTTGATAAGGTAGCTGATTACATTGATAACCTATGGATTGAAACACAAAGGCAAGGGTACTTACAAACACCACACCGTCATATTCCATTAGATTGGATAGAACAACCGAATGCTCAAAAGGTATTTAACTATCTCCTACAAGCGGTTGAGACTGAAATGAATGTGGATGTGATGCGAAAGATATTAGATTATGTGAGTGGGAGTGGAATCCGATTTTGCCTTTATACATACGATTCGTTTCTTTTTGATATTCCTATTGGTATAGATAAGGATATTGTTAAAGGATTGAAGGAAATAATTGAAGGAAGTGGGTTTCCTGTTAAGGCTAGTTGGGGATTAGATTACGGAAAATTATAACAATCATATTTATACTATATACAAAAATAGTGCCATAATATGAAAAAAATCAGTATCCTTATTGGATTCCTAATCGTTTCTTTAGTTTCTTTTGGACAAGATGTAAGAATTAAAAACGAAGTATTTGAAGTTCTTTATTCTCAATCATTAGAACAACCCTTAGTAATTAAATATCGTTCAACAAATCGCCCTACAAATGTGAATAGAGGAGCTATGGATTTTTACAAAGAACCAAATATCAAAACATCAGATGCGAATGATTACGCTAAGAATATATACGATAAAGGACATGGTGCACCAGCTGCATCATTTTCTGATAATATGATAAACTTAAAACAAACATTCTCATACTTAAATTGTATAATGCAAGACCAACACCTTAATAGAGGTGAGTGGAGATTGTTAGAAGAACAAATCCGTAAATGGGATGATACCGAACCAATCACTGTGTTAATAAAAACATTCTTTGATACCCCTGTAAAAAGAGTACCAACTGGAGCGGCAATTCCATCATATTTACAAAAACATGTCTATTTTGAAAAAAGTAATAAATGGAAATGTTTTGTATTTCTAAATCAAAAACCAAAATTTCATTGGGATGAGTTAGAAATGATATGTGAAGAAGAAGACCACAAATTTTAATGAATATGAATTTATCTGAATTAATAAACGAAATACTTTCTGAATGGGCTTACCGTTGTGATGATGGAATGCCAAACCCAAAGAACCCAATCCATTTAAAGGAGTTGGGTGAGGTACTTTCAGAAATGGGGTTATCACACATTAAGAATACATTAGTAGAAAATCTATTAATGGAAAAAGGAAAAACACCTGAACCTGTTAAAGAAGAAGAAGGTTCATTTACAAATCCAGTTCTTAATAAAAAAATTAAATATAAAAATTCAAAAGGTGAAGATGCTGAAGGTATTGTTGGTAACCTATTAAGATTAGCTGCTGACCACCCTGGTAGAAAAGCAGCTGAAGCTCTTTTACCTGCCGATGGAACTCCTGAAAGAGATAAGATGAATCAGGATTTAGGTGGACAAGGACAAGCTGGTGGTGCTGAAAAACCAAAGGATGATAAAGGTGGTGAAGAACCTGCAGGTGGGGGTGAAGAAGAAAAAGCAAAAGCTGCACAAGCTATGTTTGACCCTAAAGCAGACCCAGCAATGGCGGCCCGTTTAGATAAAGAAAAAGAAGTTCAAGCTCAATTAGCAAAAGATGCTGAAGCTGATAAAGAAGTTGAAAAGGAGCAAGAACCAAAAGAAGATAATGAATTTAATCCAATAGATAGTAAAGATGTTTCAGCGGAAATGCCACAAGCTGACCCAGAAACATTTGGAGGTGGTTCTGATATTCCAGATGGTGTAACACCGGAGGAGTTAGATAAATTTAATACCGATATTAGTAAAGTAGCACAACAAATAGCTGATGCAAAAGCTAAAGGAGAACCAGCACCAAACATTAACTTATGTGATGTGACTGTGCCTGGTACAAACTTATATTGTGATGATAACTTAGGAATACCAAGAGCAGAAATGCCACAATTTAAAGGAACGGCTCAACCTGGTAGTAGAGCAGCTGGAATGGAAGCCGATGAAAGTGGTGAAGTTGATACTGAACCTGTATTCAAAGAAATGTTAAAAGAGAAAGGTATTAAGACCCTTCAAACGGAAGTACCTGCAGATAAATTAAAAGCAACTCAATCAGAATTAGTTGGAGCAAAGGTAGTTGGTATGATGGGAGCTTTAGAGAAAGACCCGAATCATCCAAAAATAACTGCACCAATATATGTGAGTAGAGATGGATATGTAATTGATGGACATCACCGTTGGGCAGCAATTGTAGCATATAATGCAGCACATCCAGATGCACAAATACCAATGAAAACAACGGTATTGGATATGGATATTAAAGATGCAATTCCAATGGCGAATAAGTTTGCAGAAGATATGGGTATTGCGGCTAAGAAAGCAGATGCGAATAAAGAAGATGCAACTCAACCAAAAGCAGCAGAAGTAAAACCAAACGAAAAAGACCCAACATCAAATGTAAAAACATTTAAAGGTGAATCATCTGGAAAGGAAATTAAAACTGTAGAATTAGAAGGTGGTGGATTCCTTTTTGGTACTCAACATAGAGATACTAAAATGGCTGATGATATTATAAATCAAGTCAAAGCAAGTGTACCAAAAGAAAGATGGAAGGATATAGTATTTGTTGGTGAAGGTGGTGCAACTGGAGATAGTGGTGAATTAGAATTTAACGATGAGATGGAATATTCAGCACCTAAGTTTAAAGAAATGGGTGCATCGATAGATACTTGGGATGGTGATGAATTAGATGTTCATAATGACCAATCTGATTTGTACAAATCACAAGAAGAACAAACAGGTCTTCCACAAAGTAAAATCAAAGCTGGTAATTGGGCTAGTATGATTGGGCAAGGTGAAGGAACTGATACAATGTCACCAAATGATTATTTGGATGATGAAGGTAAAGAATTCTTACAAAACGCAGCTAAAGAAGCTGGATTCCCACCAATAGAAAATTGGGATAATCCATCTGAACAGGACAAAGATACATTATATAGATTATCATTCCCAGAAGATAATGGTGACAAAGAAACAGGTGTTAATGATGTTCAAGTTGCATTTAATAAAGCAAGAGACCTTAACTTAATTAAAAAACAAAAGGAATTAGCTGCACAAGGTAAAATACCTGTTGTAATGGCAGGTGAATCTCATGCGGAATTGGTTGATGATATAATGAAAGGTAAAGCAAAAGATGCTCCAACTGAAAAACTACCTGAACCAAAACAAGCTGATGCAAAATCCGGTGGTGTAATTTATAATGTAGGTGGTAATTATTATTCTGATACTCCGGATGGACCTGCACAATATGTAAAAACCGAAAGTGTTGTTGAAAAGGTATTGATTGAAGGTGATGAAACTTGGGCTTATTTATTATTTGAAGCAACTGTAACAAAAAGAACTTCTGGTGGTAATACAGTTAAAGTAAAAACAATTCCACCTAAAAATCAAAAGAAAGCAACGGTTGTAGCTAAAGCTAAAGAAAAGCAATCAAAAAAGCCTACAAAATCAACTGGTGGAACTAAAGCGGCTTCTACTAAGAAAACAAAAAAATTCGTAGCAACTCCAGAAGATAAAGCTAGATTAAAATATAGAAAAGAGGAGTTGGCTAAAATAGTTGAATCTGGATTAATCCCAACCCAAAAGAAAAAACTATCTGGGGCTGGTGTATTTGTTCCAACTGAAAAGCAAATGCAAGCTTTATTAGAGGTTACTAAAAAACAAATAGAAGATCCTGAATATAGATTACCATTGCCTAAATACGATGTTAGTGAGGAAGATATTGATATAGCTATCGAAACAATGAAAGAAATATTGAAAACACAGTTTTCATCGGTATATAATTCAATAAAAAAAGCAGGTGGTGTAGACTCTCAATTAACAACTAGAGAAGCTGGTAATCAAAGGGTAAGAGATATTATAAAAAAATATTTAGAAACTGGTGGAAGAAGTGCTATTACGGGTGAGTTTGTTCCATTTAATCAAATGCAATTAGACCACCATGTACCATATAGCTCAGCTGCACAAAGAGTTGCTGATAAGAAAAAGAAGGGAATTAAAACAACTTTATTGGCAGAGCAAGATGAGTTAGATAGTCCTGAAAACTGGGATTTGATGGAAACACCATTAAATCAATTGAAAAACTCGTTAGAAGGAAATGCATTAATTGAAAGAATAAATAAAAAATTATCAGCATCTCCTGATGAGAAGGAGAAGAAAGAATTAGAGACAAAACTAAAAAATGTAAGACGTAGTGCATTATTAACAAGTTTGGTAACTTCATTTGGAAATGGAGATTATAGTGGAATTAATGAAGAAACACTAGAGCAATTTAACCAAGATGAAATGAATATAATATGTAAAGCTTGGAATTGGTATCACCCAAATACAAAAGATGCAGAACAATTTAGAGAAATAGACCCTAAATATGATGAAAAACTTAAAGAAAGAGGAATAGATACATCGGTAAGACATCCATTAAGTATTACAAGAGGAGTACGTCAGCAAGGTGGTTCTAGAGGTAGAGGTTTGACAAAACCTGTTGGTGAATTGAGAAAATCATTCTTAGCTGTTGTTAAACAAGCTGGTATAAAACTTATGAATAAAAAAGATGTTAAAAAGACAGATTTGGCACTTGCTAAAGCAGTTAGAGATGTTGAAGCAGCAACAAAACCATATTCAGATAGAATGAATCAATTAAAGCAACAAATAAAGCAACAAACTTCACAATCTAAAAAATAACCTGTTTTTTATCCTTCCTTTTCATTTTTAATATTTATAGTTAATTAAAAGAAAAGAGGATGAAGACACAGTTACTTTGTACATTTACAACAAAAGGAGAGTTACAAAATACTCTACAACAAATTAGAGAAACGTATCATATAGTGTATAATTACATTTATATATTACAAAACAAATCTAATTTGGATGAGTTGTTTATTACATATAATATAGATACTGCATTCCAACCGGATACTCCGTTGGAAAATACAATATTAATACATAGAAAGAAGGAATCTAATTCACTATACACTATAAATGCTCTTAACGAATTGGTTAAAGAGGAAAATGGTGGGGTATTAGATTCTTCGTTTGTCATTAATTGGCAGAAATTTAAGAATTCAATCATACTAACAAATGCGGAAGGAACTAAGAAAATTCAGACAAGAGTTTTTGAAGTAATGTCATTTGGTGAGACTGAAACGAATAACAATAAAAATAGTGAGGAATAATTAGAAAATGTTTATACCAAATCATTTACATTTACTTGTAAAAGGATACATAAAAACCCCACCACAAACCGAAAACGTATTAAACGAATGGTTTAGACAATTAGTTAATAAAGTAGGAATGAAAGTAGTTGCTGGTCCTACATCGGTTTATGTTAATGAACCGGGCAACGAAGGAATAACTGGAACGGTAACGCTAGCAACATCGCATGCTAGTATTCATGTTTGGGATAACGAAAGTCCAGCTATGTTTCAATTTGATTTATATAGTTGTTCGGATTTTACACCAACACAAGTATTAGACCATATTGATGAATGGTTTGAATTAAAAGAAGCCTATTGGCAGTTTATAGATAGAAACGGAAGTACCTTTGAATTAGTAAATTCTGGGCATTTCACAAAAAACAAATAATTTAAATATTAACATTATGATACTTAAAAAAGGCGATAACAACGAAAATGTTAAGTTAATGCAACAAAAGCTGGGAATCGAACCAGCAGTAACTAATTTTGGACCTAAAACTGAAGCAGCTGTAAAAGAATGGCAAGCAAAGAATGGTTTAGTTGCGGATGGTATAGTAGGACCGGCAACTTGGGCAAAAATTATGGGAGAATCAACGCCAGTACCAGCAGCACCAGTTCAACCTGTGGCAAATGTTGGTGGATTGAAATTGGATAAATTGAGAGGACATATTCCTGATGCAGTTATCCAAATGATTCCTGATACGGCAGCTAAGTTCCAAATTAATACTCCATTAAGATTAGCACACTTCTTAGCACAATGTGGACATGAGAGTGGTGGATTTAGAGTAACACAAGAGAACCTAAACTATTCAGCTAAAGGATTGGCTGGTATCTTTAAGAAATATTTCCCAACTGAAGCAGCAGCAACTCCGTATGCTAGACAACCACAAAAGATTGCAAACAAAGTGTATGCAAATCGTATGGCTAATGGTTCGGAAGCAAGTGGTGATGGCTACAAATTTAGAGGCAGAGGATATATCCAATTAACAGGTAGAGATAACTACACACAATTTGGTAAAGCAATTGGTGAAGATATCGCATCAAATCCTGATAAAGTATCATCTCAATACGCATTATTATCAGCAGCATGGTTCTGGTCTAAAAACGGATTGAACAAATTAGCAGATGGTGGAGCAGGTGATACTGTGGTAACATCTATTACAAAAAGAGTAAATGGTGGTACAATTGGATTGGCTGACAGAATTAAACATTTCAAAGAATATTATCATTTATTAGCGTAAAATTTGTTTAATTAAAAATAATTTCGTATATTTATAAAATATAACATTAGAAACATGGCAAATATTAAATTAAAAGGATTATTAACCGAAGCAGAAGATTTTAAGGCAAGAAGTAAACAAACTGGAAAGTTGGTACACTTCAAGTCAAAAGATGCATATCAAGCGGCAATCAAAGCTGGTTCTCACGAAGACCCTAAAGCTGAAAAAGGTGGACAGCCTAAAGCAGATGTAAAACCAAATGATATGTTTGGTGGAGATTATGCAAAAGATAGAGGTGGTAAAGCTCCAAAAGCTGACCCTGTTATTGCAGTAGCATCTAGAGCTCAAATGGTCCCAAAAGCGGTAGCAGGATGGGCAGATAAAAATCGTGTAGACCTTTCCAAAGTATCCGATGATTTAAATTCAGGTAAGTTAAACGTATTTGATTTTATGACCGCCGTTACTGGTATTCCTGGTAACAAATACGCTAAAGCTGTAATTGCTAAATATCCAAAATCCGATTCTAATACGAAGTATTCACAATCAGTTAAACAGGATGTATCTGTAGATGGACAGAGTGATAAGGAATTATACAATGCTTTGTCAGACATGGGATATAATTTTGGAAAATTTGGTAGTAAGAATTTTGATGAAGAAGGATTCGCTGATGCAGCAACTAACTTAGGTTATCGATATGATGATAAAAATAAAGTATGGAATCATAGAGATAAAATGGGTGGAAATACTCCTAACACATCTAAATACGATGATAAATCATATTGGAAAGATACAGAACGTGAAAGACAAGGACAGGGTGCCGATGATGATTGGGATGATGATGATAGCTGGGGTGAAGGGCCTCAATTGACATCTGATAGATTGAATAAAATAGAAACAGCACTTGAAGATGAATTGGATTTAAGAGGTAATGGATTTGAAACTACACGTGAAAGCGGTGGTGGTATGGGTGGATGGGAAGGACCTATGCAAATAATGGATAAAAATGCTGATTTCGATGATGAAGATAATTATATTACTTTATCTGTGGGAAGTTCAAACAATGATGGCAAAATGTCAATTGTATTTGCAAATTACAATGGTGAACCATATTTTGAACCTGATTACGATGCATTAACTGGTGATAATGATTTAGAACCACAGCAAGCATATAAAGTTACAAAAGCTTTAATGAAAATGCCTGAAGTTCAAAAACTATTAAAAGGTGAAATGAGTAAAGAAGAATTCCAACCGATATATGATAAGCTAAAAGCTAAATTTTCAAAAGGAAAAACGGAATCAACGAAACTAACATCAATGATTAAAAAATAAATAAAAGGGAGAAACTAAAAATTCTCCCTTTTTTATTTGGTATACTCGACTATTTTTCGTATATTTGTGTATATCCACAATCATATATAAATGCCAATAGCTCTACAAAATATACTTTAAAAAAGATTTGGAATTCTGAATAATTTGTCGTATATTTGTATTTCTATTATATTTATTAATGTAACGGAGGTGAAGGACACTCACCTAAATAAAACCATAAAACATAAACTCTTAAAACTTAAAAGACATGGCTATTAACTTAGACGCAATTAAGAGCAGACTTAACAAACTGCAAAACACCCAAAGAACAACTGTAGAACTTTGGAAACCAGCACCCGGTAAACACACAATCCGATTGGTGCCGTACAAATTCAATAAAGAAAATCCTTTTATTGAACTTTATTTTCACTACAACATTAACAACAAATCTTACTTATCTCCGATGAGTTTTGGTAGACCTGACCCTATTGTTGAGTTTGCTGATAAACTTAAAAGAATGGGTGACAAGGAAGATTGGAAAGCGGCCAAGAAAATGGAGCCAAAGCTTAGAACATTCGTACCTGTATTGGTAAGAGGTGAAGAAGGTGAAGGCGTAAGATTCTGGGGCTTTGGAAAAACTGTATATCAAGAAATTCTTGGTTATATGGCAGATCCTGATTATGGTGATATTACTGACCCAAATGAAGGTAGAGATATTACTGTTGAAGTAGTATCGGCTGAAGACAGTGGTACTTCTTACCCTGTAACAACTATCCGTGTTAAACCAAAGGAAACTCCAATGGCAACTTCAAAAGAAGAAACGGATAAATTCTTAAATTCCCAAAAGGAAATTACTGAACTTTATTCAGAATTAACTTATGCAGAATTGAAAAATGTATTAGAAGGTTGGTTAAATCCATCTGGAACTTCTGATGATGAGGTATCGGCATCTGCCCAAACCCTTTCATCAACGGCTAAAGATGAAGATGAAGTACCGTTCGATACAACCCCATCAAAACCAGCAGCACCAGCTAAAAAAGTTGATGATGTAGCAGCAGCTTTTGATGACCTTTTCAATTCATAAAATAAATAAGTTAATATGGCGAAAGCAACTAAGGAAGTGGACTTAGCAGAAGTGCTAGCGGACTCCCTAAACAAACAAGCAAAAGACCAAAAGGTAGCATTCTTTTTGGACAACAATGACTCCCCTACAAACGTAGAAGGTTGGGTATCAACCGGAGCATCAATGTTGGATGTGGCAATCTCTAATAGACCTTATGGAGGTTTGCCTGTTGGTAGAATTACCGAAATTACGGGATTAGAACAAAGTGGTAAATCATTAGTATCAGCTCACTTACTTG